ATTTGCCTGCCCACTCTAACCCACATTCAGACCCAATTAAACCTATTTGTTCCCAAACTGGGTGTGACCCATCCCAATCAGGTTTTCCGTTTACCAATGGAACAACATCCACAGCACAACGCCAATTGTGATAAGAATCACCAGGTCCAGCATTTGTGACAATCTTTCCTTCTGTGGTCCTTCCTTGAGCGTAGAGAGCTGCTTGGCTTTCCATGTCTCTATACGTACTAGTAACAAGTATATCAATGCCTTTATCTTTACAAGATTGAATAAACTTTTCAACTCTTGTTTTAACTTCTGGAAGTAGTTCATTTAAATCTCTTGAGTTAATCATTTTAATACCACTTGTGTTGATTGATGTAAAAGTTCGTCTTTCTTTTGACTACCTGCTGAAGAACCAAAATAAAAAGCAACTACGCCTGTCCAAGCAGTACCTAGCGAACCCAACATAATGTCAATCTGAGGTGTATGCTGAACTTGACCATACATCAAACCAAAGAGTATTCCAAAGAAACCGCCTGTGATTCCTATAGCAAGAACAGGAGGTATCCAAGACTGAGTAGCAATCTGCATCGTTCTAGCAGAACTTCTGTCTTGAACGGCTAATTGCTCAAAATCTAGGTTTAATTCTTGTGCTTTGGCTTTTAAAGCTATCTCGGCTTGTTGCACTGCGGCAATCTGGTCTGAAGATAATTTACCATCCTCCAACATTTTCTTAGCATCGTCCTGGGATACACCAAGAACCTTTGATACCATTTCATACGCCAAACCACCCAGTGGTCCTCCAATTGCACTAAATATCGTAGGTGCTATTGTTTTAATCCAATCCATAATCACTCCTTGCAATACTTTGGAAGATACCCTGTCTGTTTAAACATCACATAACATTCTATTAACTTATCATCTTCTAAGAAATTTTTTTTAAATTCTATGTGCCAACTTTCCTGTTCTCTTTTTTTCAAATAATCTTGCCGAATATAGAACATCAACCCTACGCAAGTGAGTGCAAAGATAAGTATGGCAGCGCACACAACAAGTCTGAATTGAAATACATCTCTTGCTTCTTTGCGTTCTCTGGCCTCTTTTGCATCCTTTTTTTTTGTGCTTTGTCAAAATTGGCTTTATCAGCATTAAGTCTGTTTTTTTCTTTCTCAAACTGATGCCATAGGTCGCCAAGCTCTGGAGGACTCTCGTATACCAACATCTGCCTCAAATCGTACTGGGCTTGTTCTAGTTGCTTCCTAGCCATGATGTTCTCTAAGGCTTGTGCTTGTATAGACTTACCCTTGGGCGGATTCTTTTCCTTATCTTTTATCTCAGCATGGGCTTTTTCACTGTGCTCGAAAAAAGAACCTAACCCTGTTGAGATTTCATGAAAAACATCGTATGCTTCTTTACCAGTAGCCTTAAAGTCTTTGTACATAGCTACGCCTTGCTTAACAGCAGAAAGTATAGCCAGACAAGTACTAATTGGTTCCATATACTAATGTTCTAAGAATTTTTTGATCAAATCCGCCGCCACCCCAGGCCCCAACAAAACACAAAGAACGACAAAATAAAGCAAATACTCTATTTTTGTCATTCTTTTATCCCCAGAAGACAAAGATTCTTGAATTGCTCTGTATCTTTCAGCGCAAATGGCCTCATGTACGGCAACTCTAACTTCTATGTCTTCATTCATTTTATTTTTCTGCCTGTATACAAGTTAAAAATGATGGGGCAACTACAGCAATAACAGCAGATTCTGTTGTTGTAACAGGCGTAGCTGATATTGTGGTTTGCGGAGGTATCTCAACAGTAGGCACTTGTGGAGGAGCCTCAAACATAATTGTAGGAGTAACCACGGGGCCAGGTTTTGCCTCTGTTGGAGGAGCATACTTTTGATCAAGAAAATCCAAGAATGCATGGATCTTGTCTTGAGCATCAGTTTCAAAATTGTTTAAATGAGCGCGAATGTCTTTTAAAAATTGCATATATAACCTCAGTTATTTGGTTTTACATCTGTAACAACTTCTTGGGGAATTTGTGCCTGCAATTGACCCATGATCTTTTGACTCAAAGGCCAAGCGTTGGAACTGGTCGGCAATTGACCTAAAACATTGATAATGTCTTTAATCTCACCTTCAAATAATTCAAGTTTTAAAACGTCCATGATTGTCATCCTATTTATTTTCCGTCAAAGATGGGGTGACGGTTTCCCCTTCAATGCTAATTGTAGATGTGCTTTGGTCAATTTTCATAGTGCCCTCACAAGCCATATTCCAATCCTCCCCCGTCCTTTCGCTGTGACAGGGTACATTGATCCTCACGTGCTTACAAAGATACTCCTGATGGCCCTCAAAAACCCTCCAAGCATGGTCTACAGTTCCCCGTCCGGGCATTCCCCTAGACTTGTTAAAGCGGATTAAGTATTTCATACAATAATCGGAGTTTGTTGCTGAACGCCCAAATTAAAATGTATAAACCTTAACGGCTCATCAGATCCATGTCTGGTAAAAGAATGCGCCACCCAAGAATTTGTTAAAAAAATCACTCCTTTTTTTATAGGAAATAATAATTTATTGGTTGCATAACTTACTGTTGATGAATCTTTTTCTGGTAACTGAGTTAAAACTTTGCCTTCTCTTGAATCATTTATCACAATGTTGGATGATTTCTCCATTTCATTGAGAAAGTAAAAACCAATAATATGGCATCCATCCCCATGAGCGTGATCATCCATTCCCGAAAACTTATAGTGCTCCTGACCCCACATAGACTGAAAATAAGTAACTTTGTCATCCATCTTGTACCCTTGAGAATCCAAAATGTTCCAAGCCGTAAAAGATATGTATGAAGCTAAGTCCTTGATCCTTGGATCTAAAAAAAAGTTACCCGTCATTTTGACTGGATACAACTCATTTATAGATTCTTTGTTATTTGCAATTCCTTCATTAAAAACCTCTAAAGCATTATCCAAATACTCTGGTTTTGATATGCTATATACCGCCGTTGGGAAGTATGTAGCAATGTCAAGATTATCCATACCGCTCTCCTATTTGTTATAGGATATAAGTATACTTTAACTTAATGTTAAGCAAGACAAGTTCTGATTGATTGCATGATTAAGTCAATGAAAACGCAAACATACCTGAAAAAGCGCCACCACCAATTGCAAAAGTTGCATTTGAACTAACATTTCCTGTTGCACTTACTACGTATATAGTTGAACTGCCTGTCCCACAAGTTAAATAATATACAGAAGAAGGAGAAGTCGTTCCCGCCGCGCCAACTATTCCGTTCATAACAGTACCGCCAAAACCAGAAAGAGTGCTAGGGGTAATTGGCAATCCAGTAATAGTTATTGAATTTGCTACGGTATTATTTAACCAAGATATATTTAATTGTACAAAAGCAATACTTCCTATAATTAAATATCTACCCAGAGTAGTCTGAAAAGTTGCCCCTGTAAGTCCATTTACAGATGGTGTCCAAGTTTGCCACCCTCCATCACTTCCAGACGTAGCAGTGTTTGGTGAACTAACTGGAATATTATTAGCAGAATTAAATATTACCCCCGCTATAGTCGCGTTGTTAGTAACAGTTAAATTTCCTGAAAAAGTAGATGTTTTTGCGCTAGTATTAATTATTGGATAACCAAAATTAAAATAACTATTAATTCCAGATCCAAGCGCTGTAATCGCTAAGGGTAAGCCACTGACGCTATTTAAAGTAATCGCTCCTCCACTACTACCGTTGTTTATAGTCAGAGCAGTTAAAGTGGGAGATGTGGTTGTACCCAAAACTCCGCCAGATGTGTTTGTAACAATCCCCGCTGTCGTTAAACCAGTATCGGTAATGCTTGAAAATTGCCCCGCAGTAGCAGATGCAGAAGCCAACGCAGTGACGGTTCCTGACGAATTAGCATAGTACAAAATGCCATCAGCGTAGTTTAAAGCTACCTCAGATCCTTTACTGGTGTTGGCTATGCCTGGGTTGCCTGCGGCAGGTTTTACGCCCGCAGAACCAGATGCGTATAGGTATATGGGAGTGTAATTTGATGCAGGCATAATAATTCCTTTAATCAGCTTTAGGAGCTTCTGGTGGGGGTTGCTGTGCGTTTACTTCCTTTTGCACGGCCTCGATAATCTGGAATACCTCTTGAAACGGTTTTGTTCCTAAGTAAGCCATGACTGCGTTAATTGTCTGAACAGATAAAGTGATGTTTTGCATTTTAGTTTCCTTGTGGTGTTTCAATAAATCGTAGTAACACTACGACCACAGAAATTATACAACCCACTATCATTTGATGAATAGGAGTTAGGGATAGCTCCATGACGAAACCCTGCAATACTGAGAGTATGGCAATAACTATTGCCCATAGGACTTGTTTTGACTTTAGGGTTGTGATGAGTGTGTTCATGCGCCTACCTTAGCTTTAAGTTCGGCTATCTCTGTTGCCTGTGCGGTAACTAATGCGTTAAGTTGTTGTACTGCGGTAACTAAGTGCCACAATACATCACTAGAGTCTACGGACATAACACCTGTAGATTCTGTTTTCACGCAATCAGGTAATACTTGTTGAAGCTCTTGAGCTATTGGCCCTAATTGAACGCCAGTAATAGCTACTGCGCAATGTTGGTCAAACTCTGTTATTTCTTCGGGTAAACGGTATTCAAAGTTTCTAACCTTAATCTGCGTTATTGCGCTAAGACCTACCGTATTATCAACAATATTCTTTTTAAGTCTTTGGTCAGACGTTACAGACCATGTAGAAGAGTTGTTACCTTGATATACACCTCCACCATTAGGATTTATAAAACCTGTATTTGACCCTTTGCCAGTAGTGCCTCCTGTAGAATTATTATTACCAATAGTAATAGAATTTGTATCTCCACCTGAGCTAGTATTTGCCCCTACACCAATTAATATATTATAACTACCAGTTGTTGTGTTTACAGAACCATTACCTGTATAAAAACCAAGCATTGTATTGTAAGTACCAGAAGTAACATACGCCGCTGAATTCATACCTATTAAAGTATTTCCTGCCCCAGTAGCATTCAATCCAGATTGATACCCTACTGCTGTGTTGTTAGATGCTGTGGTATTGGTTTGGAGTGCAAATGGCCCAACTGCTACATTGTTAGTGCCTGTATTTGTATTTTGCAAAGCTCTGAAACCAAAAGCTGAATTATAAGTACCAGAACTTACTAATTGACCCGCTTGATAACCAAAAGCATCAAGCATAGCGTTGTTAGAGGTATAACCTGCTTGATATCCAAAAGCAGTTATATTGTTTGCACCACTATTTGTATATCCTGCTTGATATCCTACTGCGGTATTGCCAGATGCTGTGTTAAATACAAGAGCTTGATAACCGATTGCTACGTTGTTATTACCTGAAATATTAGAGCCAAGAGAACTCCTACCAACAGCGGTGTTATAGTTTCCTCCATCATTTACATTTAAAGAACCATAGCCTAAACCAGTATTTCCGCTTGAAGATGTATTATTAGTTAAAGCAAGATTTCCAAAAGCAGTGTTTTGCACTCCGCTTGTATTAGCCGCCAAAGCACTAGCACCAACAACAGTATTAGTAGATACAGAACCACTACCTAGACCTACTGTTAGTCCGTGTACAGTTATATCAGCAGATACTGATCCGCCCGTTAAAGGCAAAGCCGCAGTAGACTGTGTTGTTGAGTCACTAAACGTAATTGATGGGGCTGATCCCCCAATGACTGTTGTCATGGTAATGTCTCCAAGAATGTTGTGATTTGCTCAGGTGTCATTTGATTGCCCTCTGCATCTTTTAATTCCACACCACTTGCCAATTCTTTTTTGAATTGTTGATAGTCTGTGTTGTTTATATCAAAACCAAAGCTAGTTACAGAACCATTTTGATTTGTAAATAAAGCCATAGTTTGATTTTTTGTATTTTGATAAAGGGTGTACATTTATAACTCCGCACTTAAGCCAACTGAATATGATGGGGTTG